CCATGTGTTTGGCTTCAGCATACTCCTAAGTGTCTTCTCCTTGTTCATGATATCCTCCTCACTGAAGGACTTTCTCTTGTGGTCATAGTAAAGAAAGGTGAGCATATCTTGAGCCTTGGCGCATGATGCATATGTCTTCTCTCCAAAGATAAATGCACCACCGGGATTTAGTCCAAGATAGATGCGTCTTAACAAATCCTGCCTGTCCTTTCTTGGAATAAACTGAAGAGTAAAGATTGAGGTAATCAAGGAGGCGTTGCTGTAATCACAACTTCTAACATCATCATTCACAAGAGAAAGATTACCAGTGTCAACGGATTTCATTGTTTTCTTCATGTCACCAAGGAAACCATCTGCATTTTCTAGACCAATGTATTCAACATCGGGAGAAAACTCCTTGTTAGTTTCAACCATCCTTGCCAGCATCTTTCCCGTAGAACAACCAAGGTCATATACACAACTTCCATCTTCGACAAAGTATCTTGACATTTCAACAACGTCATCGATCAATGTTGAATAGTTTCGGATAGACATATCAATATGATTGTCGAATCCTTCTTCACGATGAGCAAATGTAAAGTCAGGCATTGTTGTATTCTTTCAATATGTGATCGTAGATCGAGTTCATTAATTGTTCATACATTCTTGGTGCAACAGCACGACCAAGACGTTCTGCCTGTTGATTAAATGTTCCTGTGAGAACATAATCATCAGGAAAGGACATTATACGCTTACATTCCTCAATTGTCAACTTTCGATTTTCGTTGAAATGCACTACGCCACTCAAATTCATCGCCTGCCCACTTTGTGTGAGAGTTGGTGATGGCAAATACTGACTGCATCTTTTCATGTTGAAGCAGCTACCCTTGGGGTTGACATCACGAAACTGTGGCATATCCGGCTGAAGGACTTTCTTTGGATTCTTGGGTAACATTTCAATGAATCTCTTCTGCCAAGAACCTTCAACAAACTCCAAGAGCATCTTGACCTCTGTCTCATCATTTACAACATCCCCAAGTGCATCACCAACAGTAATATGTTTTGGTGTAGTTGGTGATGGGAAAACCATATTCATGTTAATCCACTGCCAGTTAGTCTTCTCTAGAACATCATCACGAACCCCAACAAATATTGCACGTTCTCTTTTCTGAGGAACACCGAAGTCTGCGCCATTGAGAACCTTGCAGACCATAGAGTAACCTAGATTCTCAAATGCTCGCACAAACTCTCTCTTCTTCGCATCAGACTTTCCATAAGTGATTGCCTTTACGTTTTCTGCCACAATGACCTTTGGGCGAACACCTTCAATGATTCGAATGTATTCAAGGAATAGATCCTCAATACTGTTCTGTATCTTCCCTTCAGAATAGACCTTATCTTGCCCCCATCCTTTCTCACGTTTTCCATTTATAGAAAATGCAGAACATGGGGGCGAGCCATCCATGACATCGAGTTCACCTTTCTTGAGGTTAGCTTTACTCAAGAAATCTTCAGCAGTAAGGTCTTTGATGTCCTCTACTAGAACAGGAGTCTCTGGGAAGTTGGCACTATAGGTATCAATTGCGCTTTGAACAAACTCGTTTATCAGTAAGACATTACCACCAGCAAGACGATACCCAATAGAACTACCACCGCCTCCAGCAAAACAACTGATGACAGTAAATCGTTTTCGACTTGCTGCTTTCCTTACATCATCTACTGTATATTTCTGATATCTCATACAAAAAAGTCTTCAAGTGTCATGACTGCTTCTGGTTTCCAATCAATGGCATCCAGAATGAACTTCAGTGGATCGAGGAACGTCTTTTCAAACTGAAGATCGTAGTTCACATACTTATGTAATCCAAGCTCATCCGGCAACTTATCCACAAAGGCAATCACATTCTCACGAATAGGATTAGGAATATAAAGATACACAAACCGAATCTTGTCACCGTTTGAAATGAGTTCATACTTGTTCTGAATTCCATTTGCACGAACATGATGATTAAAAAGTAGTGCTGCCCTTATGTGCATCGGAGTACCCTTGTCATAGATAGTGTCTTGATTTCGATAGTTGACAATGTTGGATATACCTCTCGGAAACGCAATCTGTTCTGGAGTCAGGGTTTTAAATTCCTCTTTGTATTTTGCAATCGCTTCTTGTGTGGTCTTCTCGTCAGTTGAAATGATGGTTCGAAACATATGTTTCATTGCATCACGGCAGACCTGTGGAGTTGAAGACTTCACTGCCTCAATTCCCATAATCTTCAACTTAGGTTCTGCATACTGAACACCCTCACTATTGTGAACATTCAAGATGTAACGCTTCTTGGCAGTCCAGATCCCACGGTCAGCAATCACCTCTCTCTTCATCACCATTCGATTGAGATAGGAATTCAGGATTACACTGAACTTGTCAAAGGCTTTCTCAAGGACTGGTTCGATTGCCTTACTCCCAAGGTTATCAAGAAAGGCAACAGGATCTTTTGGATTTGCTTTCTGAATGACATCATTGACGTTCACGTAAACTGAGTCCGTATCGATTGCAATCACACGATCCTTACTCTCACCAAGTGCCTTGTCTAGATAACCATTGAGATGCTTCTCTGCATAACGAATGACAGACTGACCAGTCAGAGTAACACCTTCAGCAATACGAATATCAAAGAAGCGAAACCATGCATTTCCCATTGCACCATACAGAGAGTTCAGAAGAATCTTCACTGCCATCTGTTCAGTCTCGCATCGTGCAATCTCCCTTTCAATCGATGAACTAGAGCCTTCATTCTCCTTTCGTTGTTGGGCACTGAGCATCTGATTCTTGATGATAACACGCTTGTCATACAACTCCTGAATAATCTCAGGGATGATGCCTTGCTTGTCCTTACGATAGCAGGAACCATTTGCTGCTACTGAAACATCATCTTCAGTGAGACAACTATCCGACTCAAGCACCTTATCAGGATTCAGTCCATCAATGCGATTGTGAGGAATCAGTGTCTCTGGAGACATATTGCATTGAATGATGATGTTTGGGTAGAGTGAGTTCAAATCAAAGGACATTATCCATTCATGCATACCCACTTGAGGTTCCTTGACATACCCTCCAGCAAAGTCAGACTTGTAGTTATTCTGCTTTGCTGGAATAGCAACATGCCTCTGTGCAAGACGCCGAAAGATGATAGACTCCCAGATGCCAACAGTCCCAAGTGTGTCAGTGTAGTTGACACCACCAAGGTATGCCATAGTCAACACTAGATTGATAAGACCAACTTTGTCTTCCATCTTCTCAATCAACTCAACGTCAACGATGTTGTAATCAACAAATCTCTGAAAGTCTTTCTCATATAGCTTCTTGAGTGAACCCATGTCAGTGTAGTCAACCTTCTTGGTTCCCAAGACAACACTAGCAATGTGGTCAAGCTTGTATGACTCCTGATTACCATACTTGTAACCAAACTTCTTGAAAAGATCCATGTAGTCCAACTGTTCAACACCCTTGATGTCAAAGGCAAGTTGCTCCTTGCCCATAATCTTCACATTGCGTTCTTCAACCAAACGCCACGGTGAAAAGTTCTTTGCTACCTTTGAACCAAGAATGCGTGAGACACGATTCACCAAATAAGGAATATCGAAGAAACGTGTGTTCCACCCACTTACAATATCAGGAGGACTGGATGCCCACCACTCCATGAACGCTTGAAGCATCGAAGTCTCATCGTGATAGTGATAGTATTCAATCTTGAGGTTTGTTGAACTGACACTTGGGTTGTAACCCTTCATTCCCCATACGCGATAGAAGTTCTCCCTACTAGACTTGACTGCAATGGTCAGGACTTGCTGGTCCGCAATATGGGCATGAGGAAACCCATCATTATAGTCAGTTTCAATATCGATGTAATGGGTCTCGACGTTCTCTGAAACAAAGTCAATCTTGGAAGGATGCCTCGATTGAATGAATGCCGATACATATTTGTTATTACCATGAATCTCATAACCATCTACCCCCTTGTAAGTGTCAATGAAACCATCTGCCTCCTTCATGGAAGCAAACTTCATTGGCTCAAGTGGAGCACCATACAAAGACTTCCATGTCGAAACCTTGTTCTTGCTTTCAAGATAAAGTGTTGGTTTGTATGTGATTTTCTCCTGAATACGTTCTCCATTTGAGTTGTATCCACGATAGAGAATCTGCTTACCCCATTTGCATACTGAAGTGTAAAACTGTGTCATATTTCAAACTATTATAACACAAAAAGGGCGAGACCGCAACAACAGTCTCGCCCTCGGGTTCAATTACAATTTCACTCCTTCAGGAATGATGGTTTTGAAGAACCAATCTTCACCTTCCTCGGCTTATCGGCTTCAGGAATGATACGCTCAACAGCAATACGAAGAATACCATTTTCATACCCAGCATCAATAGGCTCAATATACTCACCCAAGCGAAACTGCTTAGTGAATTTACGTCCTGCAATACCTTTGACTGCATACTCTTTTGTTTCTTTGTCATTGATTGCTCCCGTGATTGTTAGGTTATTGTCCTTCCATTCAACATCAATATCATCTGGTCCGAAACCCGCAACTGCAAGTTCAAGGATTGAACGGTTCTCATCAATACTTATAATGTTGTGAGGAGGGAAGGATGAAGGTTCCATGGAGTTTTGATTATCCCTAGCATACGAGAGGGAATTAAAAAGTTCCTCAAAACCAATCCAAGTTGAGGGATACGTGGAATACTTTCTTACTGTCATTTATTTACACCTTTCTTTCGACAAGGTTATTGTATTACGACTGACCCCATTATTGGGCATCAGAAGTTCGCTCCCATAAGGGCAGCAAAGTCTAGTTCTTTTTCACATTGCCAATACTGTATTTGGCTTGAAGGTTCCAATCCTTCTTGTCCCTGTGAGAGATAATCTTGATTTGTCTCAGGGTGGTAGTCTCTGTTGGAGTCTCTTTCAACTCAAGCAAACCCCAATCAGAAAGTAAAATTGAAATTGTATTTCTACGTGCTAGGTCATCCTTCGTGAAGTTTGAAGGTTTACCATCCAACATGAACAGTTCCTTGAAGTGAACGATGAAGTATCGACCCTGCTTGTGAAGAATATGACAACTCTGATAAAGAGTGTTTTCTTCCTTGCGCGAAGAAACGCCAATACGTGTCAGTGTCTCTCTGACCTTCAAAAAGTCATCAGGATCACCCAAGGTCACTTCCAGCATATCTGCTGGGGTCCATTGTATAATTTGTTCTTCGTTTTCCACAATTCTATTTATAAGAATTCTTACCTCGATTCACAGTTTCAGTGAATTGTTTTAAGTCATCATGACTCATCACTGATACTGCCTCACGGGCGCGAGTGCGAGAGTAACCATACGTTTTCACAAGAAGGTCTATCACCTGCTCATCAGGAAGACTCTTTGCCCATTTTGCAAAACGCTTTCGTGGTTTAATGCTTCCCTTTAAGAAGTCATACTGCATCTTCGAAGCAAGGTGGTGATTCATATTCATTTCATTAGCAAGTAGGATAGTGTCCTGAAAGTAAGATAGTGAGCGATTGATAACAAAGGGAACATAGGACTTCGAAGGAGAATCAGGATTCAACTCTTCTTCCAGAGCATTACATCCATCAAAGAGACTCTTCTTGCTTGCGCTATTGATGCTGTTAAGAAAATCAAAGGGGCTCATTTCCATTTCACCCTTACCATGAGTTCAGTGAGACACGCCATAAGGTTGATCTCCTTATCAGCAACAAAGGAAGACTGGTAACCATACTTGGAAAGAATCAGAACTGCTTCTGGAATACTCGGGGGAGTCATGTATTCATAAGCAGAGTCATAGATTGAACGAAAGGTCACTGTGCCATCAAGATCACTGTTGTTTGATACCCACTTACGAACATTGACAAACTCGCCCCTTCGAAGCATTTCCATCATATCACGAAGACTCTCATCAGATACACTCACCAGAACATCAGTAGTCAATTCGCCGGAAGTAGAATGACGTTGACATTCATTGATGACTCGCCTCCAATCAGGAGAATGCTTCTTAATCAACTCAACCAAAACCTTGATATCGTAATCAACATTCTCGCTCTTCAGGATACTCTCTAGACGGCGAAGAAATGATGCCTGTAGCTTTTCAAGACTGGTCTTTTTGAAATTGAAATCAAAAACTGAACATCTTGAATGCAGAGGTTCAATGATTCGATTCTTGAAGTTGCAAGTCAGGATAAAGCGACAGTTTGAACTAAACTCTTCAATGAAGGAACGCAAGGCTGGCTGGGTGGAGTTGGCATTCAAATAGTCTGCCTCGTCTAGAATCACTAGACGAACCCCGCCATCCAGAGAGATGCTCGATGCGAAACTTCTAATTTTGTTTCTAAGGGTATCGATACCACCTTCCTCTGAGCAATTCACCATAAGATAATCGATGTTTAATTCATTGCAGATTGCCTTTGCAACGGTAGTCTTACCAAGACCAGCAGTCCCGGTAAAGAGCATATTGGGGACTTCACCAGACTTGACGATTTCAGAAAATGTCTTCTTCAAGTCGGTAGGAAGAACAACATCATTAATGCGTTGTGGACGATACTTTTCAACCCAGAGGAATTCTTTCATAATGCAATGTAGTATATCAAAAAAGTTGGTGGCTAGTCAAGAGGGGACTAGTAAGGCTACCACCATCGCCATCAGTTTTACTCAGTAGCTTCAGGGGTGCTTTCTTCTCCCTGACCTGCTTCTTGCGCAGTCTCTTCTTGTTGATTTGGTGCATTGTCATTCAAGAAGGCTTGAAGACGTTCACCAAGTTCACCAACTGGTTTGAGTTCATCCAAGTTGAAGGCACCTCGCCGGCTTGCGACGTTGAGAACCGAAACCATGAACGCAATGTCCTTCATACTAATCGTTGTCTTTTCTCTTTCCATATGTGTTTTATACGTTGAATGTTGAACCCTTGTCCACTGCAACAAAGTAGTGTATTGGCAAAGACGTTGATTTGCTTTCCCACTTACTTATGAACTTTGATGAAATTGATACCTTGTAGTCACCGGGAATCAACTTCAAATTTGAAATTGCAAACTTGATATCAAAAACCCTGTCCGTCTTGTGATTCAAATGAACTGTATAGCTGTTTCCAATCTGATTGCCATCATCATTGACAGAGATAGTTGTATTCTCCTTACCATCAGACTTCATTTGAATCTTCGAAGAACCAATAATGCTTGCCGCTTTGGTAAGTTCGTTCAAGTGTGTTTGAGTCACTTCAACCTCAATATCAATCTCAGGGAGAGAAAGATCCTTGGTGACTGCTGTGAGAACACTTGGTTCAGAAAACCAATACTTACCCTGTCTTCCCCCACTAGAGAGTAGAAGGTGGTCTTCATTCAATGCCAATTCTGGGTCATTGAACATTCCCACAAGGGAAAGTAGTTGATTTAAATTGTGGATTCCAAATTTACGTTCAAACTTCTCGGTGACAATGGCAGTTCCAAGGATGGTTTTGTCTTCATTGATAGTCTTGATGGTGGAGCCAGCATCAACAACAAGATTCTCATTGATACTAGCGAAGTTTTTCAGGACCGTGAGTGTATTAGGTGATAGTTTCATAAATTAAGTGTCAATTGATTGTCATCAATTATATCAGAATTGCGGGTTTTGTCAAGTTCAAGCATGAAGAGCAAACAGCAAGCAGCATGTGCAGCATGATGGTATCCAGACTCAGGATCATTCTCCTCGTTTCTCTGTAGTGCCCACATATGTCTTTGTGCAGCAGCAAAGTATCGACTCCATGCACTATTCAGTTTCTTCCAGTTACCGGGGGAATACTTATTAGCACCAAAAGTCAAAACCTTGACAGTTTCTTCAAGGGCATATGGAGGAATCAACGAGTAGTCAGGCTTCTCTGAATCATACTTCATACCTTCTTGGTATTCCTCAAGTTCATCCTGATACTCATCATCATCACGAACAAATTGTG